GTGATATCGACTCTATCGAGAAGCACAAAGGTTATCATAAGACTTGCTAATATAGCAACAAGGCCTTCAAGACCCATTAGAAGCTTCATTGGGTCCATATTACCCATGGATTTTATGGATGAGACAATTAGTCTTAACGCAAGAGAGAAAACAAAGATTCCCTTGAGTTTCTTTTCTACATTGTCCGGTAGAGAATCAATAAAGGCGACAAGAACGCCCATGATTAGCGTCAATGCGTAGAAGCCTTTCTTGAGTTCATCCATGGGTATCTCTGAGAGCATTTTTATTGCTTTTGCAAACTTATAAATTGCGCTACCCAGTGACCATATTGCGGCTGCAACTCCAAGAACTGACTTGGAATCTACCTTCTCAGTAAACTCCTTGAGCACGAAATATAGTCCTGCAAACAAAGGACCTATAACCGCAAGTCCCTTTGCTATGTCTTCCCAGCCAAGTCTGCTAAGAGCCCATAGGGCGACAGAAAGAACTAATAATGCACCTGAAATAATGACCATTGAGGATGCTAAAGCAATAAACTTTACTGGAGATCCTTGGTCCATCTTAATCTTTTCAAAGAGCTTTAATGTGGCTATTAGCATTGTAAGGCCAGCCGCAGTAGCACCAAGTGTTGCTCCGAGTCTATCTTCTTGAATTTTAGATAGTACGAAAAGCGCAACTGCTAGAACTCCGATTGCTTTTGCGATTCTTAGAAGGGCATCCGCCATGAGATCTTTCTGTAAAGCGCTGAATGCTCCACGAACATCATCAATTAGTTCACGGACTGCTTTGCCCATACCACGACCGCCAATAAGGTCGATGAGGCCGCCCTTCATAAAGCCGCCGATGAATCGGAATAAACCTATTGCTAGTGCGCCAAGAAGTGTCGCAAAACCTTTTCCACTTAGAGTCTCCCCGAAACCGTTAAAGACAGAAGCAACGGTTGATCCAATATTGGTTGCAATGCTAAGAAAGACTTTACTTACGCCTTTGATGATACCGATAAGACCGCCCCAAATAGAGGCTAACGTGTTTCCAATTGTTGCAAATAAATCAAACTTCTTTGCTGTTTCATCGAGGGTCTTATTTGTCTTGTCTCCGGATTCAGACCCTCCTTTGAAAAAGTCCAAGATCTTTTTGTAGGAAGAGCTAAAGAATCGTCCTATTGCCGCAGCAACTTTTTCAATTTCTTTACCTACTTTTGAAAGAAACTCTCCCATTTTGACAAAAGCTTGACCGGCCTTAAACGCAAACTTATCAAGCCAAGTAGCGGTTTCCCCGAACTTAACATCGACACCATCTAACCCAAGCTTGAAGAACTTTATGGCAACTTGGAATGCTTTTACTGCATTTTGTATCGCTGACACGACGCCATCAAAGAATTTTTGTATTGCGCCAAACGAAACTAGTCGATTGTTGAGTGCTGTTAATCGATCCCCAAAGTTTGCTAAGAAGTCTAGTATGGGAGACCCTGCAACTCCAGAGAACGCACTAAACAGTGACATAACAACTTTGATAATTGACTTGATAATCGTGAACCCAATTTCAAAGACAGCAAAGACACCCTTAAAGATTCTTCGAACTTTACCCGCGGTTTCTTCGCTCATTGCCAATCGTTCTGCAAGTTGGCGAAACTGAACTGTTAATGCGGCAAGCTCTGCGCCAGTCTTTCGAGGAAAGATGGCTCTAAATGCATCTCGAATTGGTTTGATCGCTAGAATCAAATTGTGGAACATTATTGTAATGCCGCCAATAAGTTCTTTTCTTCCGCCAAGTTCAGCCCAGTCGCCAAGAATTTTGTTTCTTGCATCTGCTTGCTTCGAAACGATTGCACTAAGAGCGCTGTACCACCCGCTAAACAAATCTCTTGCTTGCTCAAAGTCACCAAATATAGTTCTAAATGTTGCAGACCAACCAGACCCAACCGCTTCACGAAGCGTGCTCAGCAATTGAGAAAGTGTCTTTACGTTTGTTGCCGCAGACTTTCCTAACTTACCAAGTTTTTCCATTTCAGCAGCTTGCTGCTCAGTATAACCAAGTGCAACAAGTTGAGCCTGCGTAAGATCTCCAGTAAATGCCTGCAGCGTTGTCGTCATTACATCTGCAGTTAACCAGCCCTCTTCAAGAGTCCCTCGAAAGCTATTACCAGAAGCTTTCCATTCATCAAAGGTTGTATTAAGGTTTACGCCCTTAAGTTTTCCTAAGGCTTTGCCTGTTTCAAACAAAGACTTTTGAAATACTTCACCGCCCATGCCGGCATTTTCAATAGATTTCCAGTCAATAAGTCGAACCGTTCCAGTTGCCAATGCCTGAGAAAGCTGATACATCGCGACAGAAGCCTGCTCGGCGCTTGATCCAGAAATGGCAGCAACGTTGGCAATACCTTTAATTGCACCAACTGATGTATCCAGATCAATACCCGCAGCAGTAAACGTACCAATGTTCTTGGTCATTTGACCGAAGTTATAGATTGTCTGGTCAGAATATGCGTTTAATTGATCTAGCGCCTTGTTAACATCTGAGAGCGTCGATCCTTTACTTTGCGTGTTCGCAAGGATTGTTTGGATCGAATTGATGTTCATTTCATACTCTCGGAAACCGCTGAGAGTCTGATCTAAAGAAAGGCTTTTTACTAAAGATTGCCCCGCGTTAATTGCTTTGTTAGTGATGTTACTAATAGTTGCAAATGCGACCGCGTTTAGCAGATTAAATTTTTCACTTACTTTATCAACTGCTCTAGATAGTCCATCAAGAGTAATACCTCTATCTATCCGTCCAAGATCTGACAGATTAGTTTTTACTCCTGAAAACTTAAGACTTTCTTTTAAAGAATTTAAACTTTTTATTGTCGATTCTATTTGACTTTCGAAATTTCGATTGTCAAACTTCATCGATACAACACGATCATCAACACTAGGCACGTTTCACCCTTTCCCGAATGTCGTCTGCGATTTTATCAAATAATGGTTGAATTGCTGGATTAATATAGTCTCGTCCTTCAACAAAACCGCCATTTCTTGTAGCATGCCCATATTGAATGAGTATTGCTACTGGAATTCCTGACTCAACGTTTGTGTTCCGCCAAATGATTTCATACGTGCCTGATTTTTTTGGAACTTCATAAGTCCAAGATGATGCCGTCAGCGAGCTATCAACTGGAGTTGCTTGCGCCAGCATTTCTTGACCTACTTGTCCGTAGTGATCAAGCATTTTAAAAATATCGCCGCGCTTCATTGTTTCTAAAAAACGCTCAATATTATTAAAAGAGCCTGATACATCTACTTTGATCATTTGACCTTCTTTATCAACTTGCTGCGAGTGTGATCAACTCCGCAAGAGTTGGTAAGGTTGCAGTTGTTGAGACTGTTCCATAAAGTTTATTCTCAATCGCAGCTAAACCGGTTGTGGTGGTTGTCTTTGAGTCGATGATAACGTGAGACACCGGAAAATATCCAGATGCTGTATTTGAACGACTATTAACCATCCACGAAAACTGCGTCGGCTCAACTGTATCGTTTATAGTTTGATACGTGATTGATGTCGGATTCGCTGTCAGGTTGTAGAGAATATGGATCTTATAGCCATAGTTTGTTGACAAAATATCGTTTCCAACAATTGTTCTATAACTTAAAGAGAAAGTGTTTCTATTTTGATTGTTAAAGAATACTCCTGTAGCCGCCGATGTGTAACCATCAAATTGTAAAAAATCATTTGGGTATGTCATAGCATTAATAGTGCCCGAAAAGTCTACTTTCGTCGTCTGATCAAAGTATTTCACTCCATCGTAATACAACGGAGTGCTTTCTCCTGAAGCGGGTTCCTCAACGATAGACGTTAAACCATTCCACACAACACCAGTGCCATTTGTTAGGTAAAGGACTCCACGATCTAAACCAATCTCGTAAAGGCGAGAACCTGTAGCATCCCATGTAAGTCTAGGCATTACTTCATCCTAACCTGTAGTTCCTAGTTGAGCTCTTCTTTGTTCGTTCAACGTTCGATTTCTTTCTGCAAGTTCATTTCTAGACATCTTCTGTGGTTTGCCATTCTTTGCATTACAGATTCGAATTAGAGCAAACAGTTTGTTAAGATGCCAATGTTGACATTCAAAAGGTATGTTAAAAGCAATCATCCAATAGTAAATTAACTCGGCTGTTATGGTTTCAACTGGACCGTGTCGTTTTTGCTCTTTGAAAGTCGTTGCAGATTGTTTTGAATCGATATAGTTATTAATGTCTTTTATGTTTTGGGCACTGAGTCTTTCAAAAATATCATTTGGATAGTGTTCTGTTTGTAGCATACATTTAACATACCACAGTACTTCTTCAGATGTTTTTTCTTCAGTGCCCAAAAAGGCTTTCTCAAATTTTGACTCCCATTTTGACAGGGAGACCAGAGAGTGCTCAAATTCAAGTACGACATCGTCGATAGTAACAAAAGTTTCTGTCGATTCGTCGTAACATTCTGTTCCAGCAATAGTAATTTGAAGCATTCTCTGGTCTCCTTCTGTCGAATAGGGAATCAGGTGGTACGAGTGAAGTACCAGTACCGGTCTGCGGCAGCCGGAATCGTGTAGGTGTTGTTC